ACCTCGACGTCCATCTTGAGGATCCGGCAGACCAGGCCGGTCATCAGGTCGATGTCGTTGACGGGGAAGGTGTTGGCCGGGAACGCGAGCGACGTGTAGAGCTGCGTCATGTTGCGGAACTCGGTGGTGTTCACCATCTCCAGCAGAGCCGTGGTCGTCAGCGTGAGACGGTCGAGGATCACGCCGTACTTCTCGCGCGCCACCCGTACCACCGTCTGGATATCGGTGACGGGCGTCGCCGTCGCGGCCGTCGACCACGGCGTCGAGACGGTGACCTTCAGGTCGGAGGGCATGCCCCAGGTGGCGTTGGTGATCTTGACGCCGAGGCGGTCGTAGCTGAACCCGTCGGTGAGCATCGCGACGATGAGGACCTCCATGCGCTCCTTCACACCATCGATCAGGTCGATCACGCCGTTGATGATGTAGTTCTCGAAGACGCTGCGGTCCCGCGCCGAGGCGAGGTTGCTCTGGATCCGCCCGAGCAGGTTGAGCTGCGCCTGGCTGACCTTGAGGCCGTGCTTCAGGTTCGGGATCTTCGTCTGGTCGAGCGTGATCGGGTTGGTGGCGCGGACGATCGCGGTCTCGTCGTCGGCGACGATGTCGGCGACCGTCACGCGGCCCGTGTAGCGGGCCATGATCTCATTGTCTTCCGCGCTCTCCTGGAGGACGCGGTCGACCCACACGAGGTTGCCCGGCGCCTGCCGGACGTCGGCGACCTCGTCGATGATGGCGCGGATTCGCTTCTGCGCCAGGATTTCCAGACTCATGGGAATGCTCCTTATCCACCCTCGTGGGGCTTGGTCCCTGGGACGCTCTCCGCGCCGGTTAGCTGACGAACGCAATGGCCGGGAACATGGTCTCCACGTTCGCCTCGGTGGGCTGGTTGGCGCCTCCCATCAGGAGGCGGGCCTTGTAGACGAGGCCGCCGTCGAACACGGCCGGGTGGTCCGAGCCGGGCTCGCTGTAGACGACCGTCTCGTCGAGGATGTAGGAATCCCCACGGACGGCGTTGGTCACCAACTGGCGGCCGTCGACGGCCGAGGTGTCGGCCGGGCCGAACAGGTCGGTGCGCGCGCCTTCACTCGTCGTGGCGATCGTCGCGGCCGGGCTGGAGCCGCCGGTGAGGCTGGCGCCGTCCGCGCTGACGGCCAGGTTGCCGAGCGAGGTCGCGAACGTCAGGGTGAACGGGCCGGTGCCCGTCACGGTGCACTTGCCGGTGCCCACGGTCGAGAGCGCGACGATCGCGGCCTGGATGGTTGCCGCGTTGGCGTTGTAGGCGATGCCGCCGGTGGTCTGGCCGTCCACGGTGATCGTGAACGTGCCGCCCGTGGGGGAGCCGGAGATGGTCAGGGTGTTGATCTCCCCGCCCGTGATGCGGGTGAGGATCTGGCCGTAGCGCAGGTACTTGTCGCCGGCCTTGACGATCGTGCCGTCGTCGAGGGTGGTATCCGCCGACACGGCGTCGATGACGCTCCAGTCGATGGTCACGCCGCCCGGCTTATAGCGGGGCCTGCCGTCCGCGGACACTCGGACGATCCGGCCCAGCGTATCCGTGACGCGCCTTCCGTAAGTGCTCATTACAGTCCTCCAGAGTGGCCCGGTGGGCCGGTTGTTCCTTCAGGTCCTTCAGGTCAGGGCGTAACGCCTCGGTCTACTGGGCCTTCGCTTTGTCCTGGGCGCTGGTTTTCGCGCCGGCCCGCTCACGCGCCTTCGCGCGGATGCGCTTGGTTTCCGCGTCCTCGCCTTCCACGTCCGAAGCGGTGACGCTCAGCGTGGGAAGCGCGGCCACGGTCGTGACGCGGGTGGCGCCCTGCTCGGGGTTGATTCCGAAGCGGGCGTCGGCGGCCGCCTTGTAGGTGTCGCGGATCGTCTTCGCGTCGGCGATCGAGAGACCGCGCGCGCCGTCGCGCTCACCGGTCGGCTTGCCGTCGGCGCCCGTCTTGGGCTTGCCGTCGGCGCCCGTCGCGAGCGGGCCGAGGATGCGGTCCGCCTCCTGCGCCGCCCGCTCCTGCCCGAGAGCGCGTACGCACTCGGAGAACGCGGCCTGGCGGACCAGGGCGGCGTACTCGTCGGCCGTGGCCCGGAAGGCGTCGCGCTCGGCTGTGAGCGTCTGCACCTGCTGGTTCAGGGCGTTGACCTGCGCGGTCATTGCCGTGACCTGCGCGGTGAGGGCCACTACCTGGGCCGCCGCGTCGGGCTGTGCGTTCGCCGCCGGGTTCGCCGCCGGGTTCGCCGGGTTCGCTGCCGCCGGGTTCGGCTGCGTACCAGCCTGCGTGGGCTGGTCGGTGTCCGCGCCCGGTTCGCGGGGCCCGAGCCCCAGCAGGGAGCGGAAAGTATCAATCGCGTCCATACTCTTTCCTCCTGCGCCCCATGGCGCGGTCGTTCGGTTTCTCCGCTCCCGCTGCTCGATGTCGGCGCGGAGTCGTGTCAGGGCGTCATCGTAGGTGCCGATGGCGTCCACAAGCTTCAGGGACAGTGCCTTGTCGCCTGTGAAGATCTCACCCTCCCAGGAAGCGATCGTCTTCGCGTCGATGCCGCGGCCCCGGCTCACGGCGTCCAGGAAGTGGGCGTTGAGGGAGTCCACGAGGCGCTGCGCGGCCTCGATCTGCTCCTTCGTGACCGGGGTGCCGGGCATTCCGGCGGCCTTCAGGCTCCCGGCCTTGATCGGGATGACCTTGTAGCCCATCTGCTTCGCGGCGTCGGACGAGTCCACCAGGGCGCTGTAGGTGCCGATGTTCGCCAGCAGCGCCGTGCGCGGCGCCGTGATCCGCTTCGCCTGGCTGGCCACCCAGTACGCCGCGGAGCAGGCCATGCCGTCCACGTAGACGTGCACCGGCTTGACCTTCGCCGCGGCCGCGATCTCGTCGGCGAGCTCCGCCGTGCCGTCGATCGTGCCGCCCGGGCTGTCAATCGAGAGCAGGATGCCGGACACGGACGCGGAGGCGGCCGCGTGGCGGACATGCTCCTTGACGCGCTGCGTCCCGCAGCCGCCGAAGTACCACGACCAGAACGACGTCCTCTTCGTCATCGGGCCTACGAGGGAGAGCAGAGCGGCGCCGTCCCGGACCTCGTAGGGGCGCTCGGCCTCGTCGTCGTCATCGTCGTCGTCCCAGAACCCCTGGCGCACCCGGGCGAGCGCGAGGGCCGCCTCCAGGTGGTCGCTGGCCATGGCCCACGGGGAGGGAGGCGGCGTCTGTGCGCCGGGAAACGCTATTCGTCTGGCTCGTTCGCTCATAGGTGTGCCTCATCCGGGAATGTGCCTCGGAAGCGATGGAGTGGGGGGTGAGGGGCGGAAAAAAAGCCCCGCCGGCGAGGGCGGGGCCAGGCTCCATGTGTGGGGGTCAGGAAAAGTCAGTCCTCAAGAACGAATCCCTCGCTGCCGTCGTCCGAGACCAGGAAACAGCCGCACATGTGAAGGCAGGTCGTGGACCCGTCCCCCGGTATGGCGGGCAGGTCGTCGGCGCGGTACTGGTTGCCGCCGTAGCTCTGGCACTCCGGGCAGTGGACGTGGTTCGGCCCGAGCCGCCATTCGTAAAGCGTTTCCTCGGGCTCGGTGTCCACCCATGTCTCATTGGCGGTCATCACCAGGCGGTTTGTGTAGCCGCCGATCCGCCGGGCCAGCTTGTCCGCGTCGGCCGGGTTCGCCTCGTCGCCGGGCACGCCGTACCGGCCCCGCTTGATGTCGGCCAAGACCTTCTTCCAGTACCGCATCTCGCCGTCCCACACGTCCTCCGCGATCGCCTCGTCGCCGTCCGGGTCATCGGCCGTGTCGCCGCCAAGCAGGCGCCCGAGCCGCGCGGCCTCGGCGTGACCGTCCGTAAGCAGGTCCTGGGCGTCGTCGTCCAGTTCGTCCCACGGCGTTCCGTCCGCCCAGCGCCGGCAGAGGGCGGCGAGGTCGTCTTTCAGTGCGCGACGGTACTTGGTGAGTTGTTTGGGCGGGGCGGGCATGGTGGTTACTAGATCCTCTGCGCGGCTCGACGGTCCCAGTACAGGGAATGGACGATGCCTGACGCCGGCACTTCGTCAGGATCAACGTGGACACACTTCAGGTTCTGGCGATCCGGATAGCTGGGCGAGTCGCGGGCGTCCAGCACTTCGTAGACGCTGCCCCCACTACTCCGCAGGTAATCCCCAGCGGAGACCCTCACGCCCGGACAGGGACGGTAGGCGATCCGACAGAGCAGACCATACCGATCGCCCCTGCTCACTCTTCCTCCCCCTCCCCGTCCTCGGCCGGCTGAGCCTGCCTCCGCTCCCTACGAGCCCGGATCCTGGCATCCCGCGTCTGTCCCGCCTCGCCGGCCGGCTGTCCGTTCTGCCCGTTCTGCCCGCCTGACTCGAGCCAGCGGTTCCAACGCTCCTCGTCGGCGAGCCCGGAGCCGGTCAGGTCCTCCGCGACGTTCGCGCCGTCCCTGAGTCCCATCCGCGCCTGCTCGCCCAGGGTCCGGGTCCGGATCTCCTCCGTCTGGGCCGCGACGTATTCATCGTCCGAGAAGATCTCCGGAAGATCGGCCGCGGCCTTCAGCGGCAGGCCCAGCAGCCTCAAGTGCAGGTCGGCCGCCTTGAGGGAGAGGTTCACGGCCTTTTGGCGCGGCATGGTCAGCGTGCGCCCCTGGATGTCGAGCTGGGTTCTGATCGTCGTCTCGGTGGTCGAGTCGTTCACGCCGAGGAAGCCCGGCAGGGTCAGCAACCCCTGCGCCTCGCTCCGCTCGAACCGGGTCAGCAGACCCTCCAGGTTGACGAGGCCCTTGCCGCCCTCCTCGGTGGTCACGGCGACGCCGGCCGGCATAAACACCGAATCGTCCGGGTTCGCCGACGCGACCATGTCCATGAACGCGGTGAGTTGCTCGTCCACGAACTCCTGGGCCCCCTGAGCGTCGCGGTGGAGGTACTCGGTCGCGATCTTCCAGAGCATGTCGACCGCGAACTGGTAGTGCCGCCTGGGCCAGGCCAGGTGCTTGATGACGTCGCGCTGGTACTGCCGCAGCGTCAGGTTGGCCACGGCGTCGTTGAACACGCTGAAGCGCCTGGGGAACCCGTACGGGTCGTTAAACGATCCCTGCCACGAGTCCAGGAACACGCGCTCCAGGTCCAGCTCCACGTAGCCCGTGCTCGTGTTCTGGTAGACCTTGAGGGTCGCGGGATCGGGCCGGCCGAACACGATCGTAGAGCCCGCCACGACGTAGACCTGGGCGAGTCCTGTTCCGGAGGGCCCCGGAACGCACTCGAGGCAGGGGATTCCGGAGTAGTTCAACTCCTCGTGGAGCTGGCCGATCAGGCCGTCCAACCCGCCGCCCGGAGTGGGCAGCGACTGTCTCTTATACACATCTAGATGTGTATAAGAGAC